CATGGGGGCGGGAGTCGCGATCCTCGAATGCACCGCGACCACGAGCACAGACCCAGGCCCAGGACACTTCGCCATCTACGACGCCGACACGCTCGCTCTCGTCAACGTCTCAGCGAACACCGTCTGGCAGCGCGGCGTCGGGCCGAGCGTGAACAGCGACGTGCCGACGACAGGCATCGCAGGCTTCCCGCGCAGCGGCGCCACCGCGAACCCCGGAGCCTTCGCGGCGTCCACGGCGCTCGCTGCTACCACGAACCCCGTCGCTCGCTTCTTCACCTACAAGCGCCCCTCGACGCAGGTGTTCAACCACCACCGCCGGATCTCCTGCGTCTTCCCCGACGACGGCCCCAGCGGCAACGCCAACACGTTCGCCGTGGGCGTGGCAGCTCGAGGGTTCATCTCTCCGATCAGCCGCGACTGCGTGGCGTTCTTCGTCTACTACACGACGGACGGCGCAGGCGTGCAGACCTCGCTGCGCCTCGAGGTGGCCCGGCTCCTCGGCCCCTACAGCCAGGACACGATCGCGGAGGCGCAACCGATCGCGGTCATCGAGAAGCAAGCCGTGGGCGAGGCCATCCCCGCAGGCTTCAACTTCCCAGGCCAGTCCCACACTGTAGCCTTCCGCGTCCAGACGTTCAGCGGCGCGACGACGCCGGAGTCCGCAGCGGAATACACCGCCTTCATCGACGGGACCGCCGTGACCTTCGACACGTTCTACCAGAGCTCGACGCAGGACGGCACGACGAAGGTGGTCACGCATCCGGCTCCCGCCGTGGGCACGACGCAGGGCCGCGCCGAGTCGTTCTTCTGGTACGCCACCGCCGACCGCGTGGACTCGAGCGGCTCGGAGAACTACAGCCTGCCCCAGTGGAGCGCGTGGACGCAGCTCGCAGTCGATCCGGATCCGCTCTTCGACGGCGACGGCGAGACGGTATCGGTCCTGGGCGAGGGCACGGGCACGGTGAACCTCTCCACCGCCGTGGAACACGTTGATTGGAACATCTCGATCCAGTACGAGCTCCCGCGCTTCGATGTCCCCTTCGCGAGCGGGCACCGCTACACATCCCCCAGGTTCGAGAACGCGCGGCGCCTCATCACGGCGAGCGCCACGAACGTGGACAAGGCCACGATGGATCTGATCGTGCAGTTCCACGCGGCCAGGAAGGGCATCGAGGACCCGTTCCTCTTCAACTTCCCCGTCCCCGCCACGATGGCGAGCGAGACCTACACCGTGATCACGGTCCAGTTCGCGGATCAGAACGGGATGGTCTACCGCCGCGAGGCCGAGAACACCTACTCGGTCCAGCTCAACCTCCTCGAGCTTCTCTGATATGCCGCTGCCGAATATCCCGATCGAGATCCTCGAGGAGAAGAACCAACTCGCCACGCTCGAGCGGTTCATCTGGCTTTACGAGCTCGTCGTCCCGACCGACCCGCCGACGCGCTACCGACTGACTCGAGGGCCGGAGCCTGTCTCCTACCGTGGGTTCACCTACTCGCCGTTCCCGATCGCCCACGAGATGATCACGCGGGACCGAGAGGGCAACCTGCCGGAGACCACGCTCACTGTGAGCAACGTCAGCCGCGAGATCATCCGCACCTTCGAGACGCACGAGGGCCTCGTCGGGCAGGAGGTGAAGATCATCCTGGCCCACTCCCTGACCTCGGGCGGCGACGGCGTGCCCGTGGCCGAGGAGACCTTCCGCGTGATCCAGTCCGCTGCCGATGCCAAGGCGGCGACCCTGACGCTCGGGACGCGGAGCCTGTTCGACCAGAAGATCCCGAAGACGCGGATGATGCGGACGCACTGCCGCCACCAGTATCGCTCCCCCGAGTGTGGATACTCTCTGGATGAATCCGATCCCAACTTCCTTCCCACCTGCGACAAGAGCCTGGACGGCCCGAACGGGTGCCGCGCCCACGGGGCGAGCTACACAGCGGCAGGCGAGACGCCTATCCATCCGGAGCGGTTCGGCGGGTTCCCGGGGATCCCGGTGCAGCAGACGGGCGGGCGGATCTGATGGTCGAGTTCAGCGACCTCCTGGGCCAGCCGTACAAGCTCCACGCCGTGGACTGCTCGACCGTCGCTGAAGAGATCAACCGCAGGCTCGGCAAGGATGTCCCGCCGACCACCTTCTTCCGAGCGGTCGGATCCGAGGGCCATCTCGGGGAAGTCGAGGAGTACCTCAGCGAGGAGGGCTGGAAGAGAGTGGGCGACACGTTCCGCGAGGCGACCCGCGAGGGCGATCTAGTCCTAGTGGATCCCGATGGGAAGGGCCTCGCAAGGGGTCTGTGGACGCTTGTAGAATCGAGGAGCGGGACCTTTCTGACGGCGACTCCAGCGCATGGCATTCTTGCCATGAAGCGGTCGGCGGCTCAGGGCTTCGCGCATTCAGTCCACGGAGTCTATCGCCTTCCATGATCACGCTGATCCTGACGCCCAACGCGCTCGAGCCGCTGCGGCGCGAGATCATGCAGCTCGAGGCCGCGCCTGGGGGCTCACGTCTTCGGAGCTTGCTCCCGCCTGAGTGGGCCGAGCAACTCGATCACGTCATCGCCTTCGTGGACGGGCGGCGCGTCGAGGACTGGGACTCGAAGGTTGACGACGAGCAGACCGTCCTGCTGGGCTTTAGCCCGTCAGGCGGCACGGTGATCGCACTGATCGGCTTGGCGGTCTCGCTCATCGGCGCGGGGGTGGCGATTGCCGTCGCGCTCCAAGAGCCCGACGAGCCTGTCGTCGAGAACCCGGACGGCTCTGCGACCTACGGCTTCTTCGGGTTCCAGAACACCTATCAGGCCGAGGGCGCGGGGCTCCCGATCGTCTACGGCGTGATGAGGACGGCGCCGCCGTGCATCAACCAGTTCATCGCTGCGACGAGCGCCGTTCAGTTGGCTGGGGGCGAGAACCTCTACAACCTCCTCGCGGTCTCTGAGGGGCCGATTGCGGGCTTCGGAGACTACGAGGGGACTGTGGAGTCGTTCGCGGACCTCGACGCCCTGGTGGGCTCTGCGAACGCCTCACAGCGAGCCGGGCTCCAGATCAACGGGATCGCGTCAGAGAACCTGAACGCGAACATGAGTTGGCGCACGGGCACGCTGAACCAGACGGCCATGAACGGCGAGCTCGGGCAGTTTGGGCCGGATGGCGTGGCGCAGAGCTTCGTCATCCAGTTGACCCCGATCACGGGCACGGCGGGGATCGACGAGACGACGAAGCCGCCCGGCAGCTACTCGTCCTCGAGCGATCTGATCACAGATCAGACGGATGATTTCGTCTCGCAGAACATCCTCCAGCTTGCCGACCGCGCCGTGGTCAGCATCGCCTTCGAGCGTGGCCTGTTCAAACAAGACGGGAGCGGCGGCTTCGAGACGGTCGAGAAGACCGTCCGGATCCAATACACAGAGACGGACTCTGGCGGAACGCCGCTCGGGAACACGGTGCTGCTCCCTGCGTTCGTCATCACAGCCGCCGCGCGGACCACGCCTGCGATCTTCGACGTGCCGTTCGACTTCCGCGATCCTGCGACCTACGCACCTGCGGTCTCCCAGGGGTTCGCTCGACTCGACAGCGTGGCGAGCGACTACCTGAAGAACAACAACTCGCAGGGGCTCCAGTTCATTCGGCAGAACATAACGGCGAGCCCGTCGCAGACGTGGAGCATGGCCGCGTGGGTGCGGGCGCGGGATACCGCGACGATCCCGTGCAGCCACGTCATGAGCTGGTCCCAGGGCAGCGTCACGAGGATGACCGCTGGGCAAGGCTACCGCGTGGATCCAGGGTCCGTGGGATCTTCTGATATTGGGCACTCGATCTCTCTCATCAAGGACGAAGGACCGCAAGGCGGCGGCGCGTTCGGAGCCGGAGCGGGGAACTACTATCTGGTCCTCGAGGTTTGGAATGGGAACACCTCCGCGAAGACCACGCGCTACCACTCTGCGCCGCTCGGCGGTCTTGCCGACAACACTTGGAGGCACATCGGCGTCACCTTTGAAGGTCCAGCCAGTGGAGTGCTAGGCGATCGTCCGACCGTCACCTTCTACGTTGACGGCGTGCCCTCGGCAGGCGTAGCCCAGGACTTCACAGGGCAGCAGTTCTTCCTTGTCCCTGCCTGGACAACGGCGAGCTCGGAGTTCTACCTGGGATCCTTCGAGGGCGCCACAAGTAGCAGCGTGCTCTATCGCACGAAGGTGGACCTCTGCGACGTGGGCATTCAGGCAGGGATCCTCTCGTCGGCCACGATGGCGCTCCTCGGCAGCTCGAGTATTGGCGTCGATGAGTTCGGAAACAAGATCGTCGGAGCACGGCAATCGTTCTCGTCATCTGCACGCTTCCTGCTCCCTTGCGACACGTTCAACGCATCGCTCGGGGTCTACCCGAACATCGGCGGGGGGATCACCACGGCGCTCTTCAACGGCGCGATGACGATCCAAGACGTGGCCGCAACTCCGCAGACTACGGGCGCACCGCTCTTCCGGAGCGCAGCGGGCGACACGCGGAAAAGCTACTGGAACGTCGAGGTCTTCGTCAGTGACCCGCAGCTCGCGATATCGGACGAAGCTAATCAGGCCACGATCGACACGATCACGGCGCTGCGCTCTCAGGAGTTTGAGTATCCCCACACAGCCGTCGCTGCGGTGCGCGTCCAGGCCGACAATCAAGTCGAGAACGCGCGGCCCACGATGACGATGCTCGTGAAGGGGCGGGTGATCCGGACCTGGGACGGCACGCTCAACAGCCAAGGCGAGCCTGCGTTCGTCGAGCGCCTGAGCTCGAACCCGGCGTGGATCGCCGCTGACCTTCTCACGCATAAGCGGTACGGGCTCGGCTCGGACTTTAGCGATGCCGACATCGACTGGCAGAGCTTCCTCGACTGGGCGTATTTCTGCGACGAGGGAGTGCCCGACGCCTTTGGCACCGTGGACTGTTTCGGCGTCGAGATCATGGGCAACTCCGTGGACGCGGAGTTCCAATTCGTCAAGCTCTACGTCGGCATCCAGACCACGGCAGGCGCAGCGGCTGAGTCGATCCCGGAGTCGTGGCAACTGTCGCGACTCCTGAGCATTCAGACGCCTATCGGCACGCGGATCGAGTTCTTGGCGGCAGTGTCGATCACCGACGTGACGGCGGGCGGCGTGAGCGGCGAATGGATCACCGCCGACGACCTCGAGAGCGGACTGAACGAGGCGTCGAACCGCCTTGACATCTACTCCATCGAATTCAAGGAGGACAGCTCCGGCTTCCACGGCTTCAGCGACTACGCCGAAGTCCTCGTGCGCTGGAACCGAGAGGACAGCCTTGGGGATCCTATCTGGCCTCAGGGGCTGATCCAGGGGGACGAGTTCTTCGCGGACGAGCTCGGCATCTCCACGCTGCTCACGACGAGCGGCTACGAGGCTCGCTGCCGCTTCGACGGCGTGTTCGATCAAGCCGAGAAGAGCGCGTGGGAAGCGGTCATCTCCGTGTTCGGCGCGGGCCGCGCGATGCCGATGAAGTCTGGCGCTATCGTCTACGCCGTCGTCGATCAGCCGCGTCCTGCCGTTGCCGTCTTCGGGCAGGGCGACATCGTTCCGGACTCGCTCAAGGTCTCGTACACGGGCGAGGACCAGATCCCGAACAGCCTCGAGGGGGACATCCTCGACAGCCAAGCGAACTTCGAGCGGCGCACGATCCTCGTGGATCATCCCTTGATTCAGGACCCGTCGCAGTTCGGCACGATCCGGAAGGAGACCTCGCAGTTCTTCGGCGTCACCCGACGCTCGCAAGCGATCCGAGATGCGACTCTGCGGCTGAACAAGTACCACGCGCAGAAGAAGAGCGTGGCCTTCCAAGTCGGCCCCGACGCGGTTCACTTGCTCCCCGGCGATCGGTTCAAGCTCTCCCACGACGTGCCCGAGTACGGCGTGAGCGGGCGGCTCCGAGGGAATAGCGTGATCGCCAACTTCTTCCCTGGCGCGGGCTCGTTCTTCCGGAGCTGGGATGCCCAGGGCGGGACGTGCTCTCTGTCGTCCTACCTCCTCGCAGCAGAGACGACGGACCCGCTGCCGACCGGGTTCACCTCGAGTCAGGTTCCTGTCAGCTTCATGTGGGCGGTGCCGACTGGCCCTGATGGCGAAGAGCTCGCAAGAGCAGGCGGGCACGACGGCAGCGACTACGGCACAGGGTTCTCGCCTTCTGCGTTCGGCCAGCACGTCACGACATCGAACGCGCTCTATCCGCCGAGCGGCACGCTTGGCCCGCTCGACTTCATCCGCGACGTGTCCACGTTCTCTGCGGCCTACTCGGTCTTTGTCAAGGAGCCGACGAAAGCCGCAGCGAAGACGATATACGTCAACTTCTACAGGTTCGTCGATCAGACCGGAGCACCGATCAACCACACGAACCTCGTCGTCCTCAACTGGGCAGCGGGCGCTCTGAGTGTGACCTCGAGCGATGCGTCTGTGGCAACGACCGTGGAGTCGATCGGCAGCGGCTGGTATCGCATCAAGTGCGTCTACACGGCGGCGCTCGACACTGGCGCCCAGGACTTCGACTTCCTTCAGGTCCGAACCTACGTCACAGGCCAAGGCACTGGGGCGGTGTTCAAAAAGGTCGCGGACGGTGGGCGCGGGATCAACTTCCTGAAGCACGCGGACCCGCTCGACGTGACTCGCTCGGACTGGACGCTCGCGAACGCGACGACGGGCACGAACTCGATCACGAACACGGCTGTCGCCCCGCCGTTCTACACGGCGACCGATGGCAGCTACGGCTTTGTCACGAAGATCGAGAAGGACCCAAGCATTGCGTTCGGCACGACTCCGCCAGCCATCATTCAAAGCACGACCCTGAACCCTGGCGGGATCATCTCGACGTGGAACGGGGAGCGCGTGAACGTCTCCTTCTACGCCCGACTCGACACGGCAAACCAAGCGAACAACACCGCCATCTATGTGGACCTCCGCTCAGGCACCGGGACGGACGGCGACGGGATGCTGAACGGAGACGGCGTGCGGGCAGTGATCAACGCCAGCTCGAGCCCGTGGTCCCTGGGGGTTCTCTCCGTGATCGCGTCCTCAGGCACGGTGGCGAACCAGTCGCACGCGGTCACGCCCGTCTATCAGAACAGCATCGTCTTCGATCCGGACTGGTATCGCATCGACGTGTCGTTCGATTACACGCCCTCGAGCGGCCTGTTCTCCGTCCTCTCTCTCGGCATCTTCACAGACGGCGGGGGCACGGCATCGGGCGGCGCGGAGGCTGTGGACGTGTGGGGCGTCCGACTCCACGGGCGGGCGACGGCGCCGAGCTTCATCGTCAACGACAAGTATCACCAGGGCGCTCTCTTCTGGGGCGCGATGTACGAGAAGGACGCGACGAGCGTGGGCGCGTTCAGCGAAGGCGCGTCGATCAAGCTCGACCGGGACATCACGCTCGAGGCCGGGAACTCCTACGAGCTGCTGCTCCGCTCCTCGTTCTCGCCGGACGTGGGCATCAGCGGTGACGCCCTTGAGGTCGTGTCCATCGACGGCACGCAGGTCCCCACCTCCGGCTCGAGCACGATCGCAGCGAACAGCGACGTGCTGATCTCCACGCCGGAGAAGTTCGTGGCTCGCGAGGGCGACCTCTACAGCTTCGGGAAGGTGGACGAGTCCTCGGAGGACTTCGTGGTTCAGTCGATCACCTTCGACGCGGAGACCATGCGCCGCGACATCATGGGGCTGGCCTACGACGAATCGGTCTATAACGACACCGCATTTGGCACGCAGGGCGTCACGACCGTGAGCGAGACGCCGAGCGCGGAGAGCTCCGGGAACAGCGCAGCGGACACGGGGATCGGCCTGGGCGAAGGCAACCCCCAAGGAGCTCGAGGGTTCAGGTTCAACGCCACGCTCTCGCCCACGCGGGACCGTCGCGGAGGCACGATCCAGCAGCTCGTCGTCTCCTGGCAGTGGCCTCAAGGGCAGCGCAAGCCTCGAGCCCTGCGAGTTTACTACGCGCCGACGTGGAGCATCGGGGACGGCCTGCCGCGCCCAGAGCCGACGAGCCTAGGGGACGTGGCCGTGGTCGAGGGCTACGGGGAGTTCATGCTGGACTCGCTCACGGAGGGGACGACCTACGACGTGTTCCTCCAGCCGATCGGCTGGCGCGGCACGTTCTTGGATCCCCGCAACTGCCCGCAGGTCTCGGTCGTGGCAGGCTATGCCCTCCAGTCCAGCCAACTCTCCGCGCCGGAGCTGACCGTCACCACGCGCGGATTCGAGCAGGTGTACGAGCTCGCCCCCCAGGACGGCGACCGCACCTTCGATGTGGTAGAGGGACGGCTCGGGGGCTGGATCATGGCGACCCCGATCTTCCTGCTGGACCCCGACAGTCGCGACCTCTCGAGCAACGTGACGCTCGTGGGCCAAGCGTCCACGCCGACCGGACGCACGGGGATGATCGTCCGTGCGCGGAAGCGCCTGACGAATGGAGCCTATGGCGAGGCGCAGGAAGTCGAGAGCACGGAGCAACTCGCGGATGTCACCTACACGCACTCGACAGCGAACGAGAACGACTACGCCACGACTGGCGTGGTCCCGATCGACTTCGACGTGACGAATAACGTGATGTCGTGGGACCCTGCGTCCTCTGCCCTCTCGGCGTATTACATCCCCGCACCGATCGACCTGGGCGAAGCCAAGCGCGTGCTCGCGAACTGTGGCGTGGAGGCTTACCAAATCCGGCCAGAGACTTGGGCCGACTGCGACTTCACTTGGGGCGATGCGACGGGGCGACGGTGGAGCTGGGAAGGCCCGATGGACAACATCGCAGGCGACAACTCGAGCGTCCAGATCGAGTGGCGCTGGACCTCAGCGGCAGGCTTTACGACTGAACCCTATCGGCTCTTCCGACCGGGCGAGGTCTACGCGCGGCGGATCGAGTTCAAGATCAAGTTCACGCGACCGAGCACGGACTACAACATGAAGGTGGTCCGCGTGCTGACGCAGGCCCTGGGACTCCCCGCCTTCGAGGCGGGTGACATCGACGGAGGGACGTTCTGAGCACCCAAGAGATCAAGATCAAGCGCGGCACGGACACCGCGCGGACGGACGGGACGCTCGGGACTCCGGACCAGGGCGAGCCGATCTACACGACGGACACGAAGGCGCTGTTCATCGGTGACGGCGCGACGGCGGGCGGCATCCCTGCGACTGTGCCCGCATCCGTCCTCCAACTTGTGAACTCGGCGTCGCAGAACATCAACGCGGCGGCGACGAACCTCGTGCAGTGGAGCACGCCGATCCCCTCGTGGGGCGTGGACTTCACCTTCGACGCTGGGGTGGACAACACGAAGATCACGATCAACACGGCAGGCACCTACGCCATCAGTTGCACGGTCGCCTATACGACGGTCGGCACGCGCTACAACGGAATGCTCGACACGATCGTGAACGGAGCGGCGGCGGTGGGGCCGCGTTCGTCCTGCGGCTACACGCGGAACGCGGGGGCTGGCAACGACAACGGCTCGCTTCATGTCCCCTTCTTTCTCTACCCGTTCGCGGCTGGCGCCTACATCCAGATGCAGGTGACTCGCGAGGCGACCACGACGGGCACGACTAGCACGACGGCGCAGCGCAGCGTCCTCACCCTGATGAGAATCAAATGACCTATTCAGAGCTCAACCCAACCGAGAACCTCTCGAGCGCACCAGACAAGCTGAACGGCAACTTCCGCAAGCGGTCGTTCCTCAACGTCGCCGCGAAGAGCGCGGACTTCACGGTGTGGACGGACGACACGGCGGGCGTGCCCAAGGACGTGTACCTCGTCACGACCGCTGCCTCGACGATCACGGTCACGCTGCCCACGGTCGCGAGCGGCGATGCGCTGAATGGCCGAGCTGTCACGATCATGAAGGTGGACAGCGGCGCCGGGAGCGTCAGCATTGACGCCGATGGATCCGAGGAGATCAACGGGGCCACGACGAAGAGCCTCTCGAGCCAGTACGACTTTGCCACCATCGTCTCCGATGGGGTGGCTTGGTACATCGTCGGCAACAACTAAACCGAGCTGTGAGCGACGAAGCGATCGAGCAGATGGAGGCCCGCGTCGAGACGAAGCTCGACGAGATCAGCTTCCAAGTCGAGTCCTATCACGACGAGTTCAGCCAGCGTATCCACCGCATGGACGAGACCCTTCGCGGCAACGGTCAGCCGGGCGTCGTCACGCGGCTCGCCGTCATGGACGAGAAGATCGCGGCGCTCACGGCCTTCGCTGAAGAGGTGCAAGGCTTCAAGCGGTGGGTCATGCTCGGCGTGATCTCCCTCATCGCCTCCATGCTCATCCAATCCCTCGGCATCTTGCCCTGAACCCAAACCATGAAGAACCCGATCATCTCTCCCGGCTCCATGCTCAACACGAGCGAGGGCCTCATCGCGACTGGAGCTCTGGCAGCTCTCACGACCGCGCTCACGAACTCGAGCGACTGGCGAGTCCAGGCCAGCTCCGCGCTCGGCATGGCGATCCTCGCCGCCGCCTACGTCCTCGCTCGAGCCTACGTCAAGGCGGGCCAGGAGGTGGACGAGTGAAGCAGCGCCTCGCTTACGGAGTGCTCTCCGCGTGGGCGCTGTTCCTCGTCTCGTGCCACTCGCTTGGCCGGGCGGTGACGGTGACGAACCCGGACGGCACGACGACGACCACGACCGTGGGCGACACGCTCGCGGATGGCGTGGTCGCATCCTCCGAGGGCGCGGCGAGTTTCGTCGCCACACTGGTCGCGGCAGCGACGGGGAATCCAGTCCTCGCCGCTGCCGCTAGTGCTGGCACGATTGCCGGGCTTGGTGCGCTGTCGCACAAGTTGCGACCGCGTGACTGACTGAGATCAGCCGAACCCCCTCCGCGAAGTCATCCTCCGGCGATGGAGCGGAGGGGGGGAGGCACTTAGTCGGCCCAGTCCTCGCCGCCAGCGATGAGATCATACATCTCTTCGCACAGCTCCTGCTCGGTCACGAAGCGGGTGGCGACCTTGATCAGGTGAGCCTCAAGGCTTCGGCGCACGTCGATGTCGTCATCGTAGGCGTCGGGGATCTCAACATCGAGCCAGCCAGCCGCCTCGCAGATGTCGCTCACGCCGTCGCAGGAGAAGCCGATCACATCGTCCGGCTCCCCTGGATCGTCGCGCGTGGCGCGATAGCCCAGCTCGACGTGAAGGGTCCAGTGGAATCCGTGCCACGTCATCTCTCGCTCGGTGTCGGCCATTACTCGACCTCCGGCCAAGGGTAGTCCTTCGAGTCAGGCCACGGCGTCCAGCCGCCTTCCTTGAGACGATCGTAGTGCTCGCGAGCCACGTCGATGGGGAAGAAGCCGACCGTCGCGGCTTCGTCGTCGCGCAGGATCTCGATCTGGATGGCCTCGCCTCCGTGGCGTCGCGTGGGCGAGTAATACATCTCGGTCGTCACGCCGTCGCCTATGCGCGGCGCGATGAGGCTACAGGCTCGGCGCATCACGGCGTCACCTCCTGGCGCAGGAAGCGCGGGCTCCGGAGCGGGTCGCTCGTCTCGTCGAAGTAAAAGCCCGCGTAGATCGCGACGTTCCGCATGATGCCGCGCAGGTCCAAGGCGCGGTGCGTGGGGCCACCTGCGGCCCAGACCCGCGAGGTGCGGAGCATGACTTGGATCGCGGCAAGTTCGTCGTCTGTGGCGTCGTCGGGGAGATCGAAGTTCATCATCTCATGTCCTCGTTGTAGAACGCCCACTCGACGACCGCGTACTTCCTCGCGGCCCGGCGCTCTTCCTCGTCGGTCGGGGGGTCCTCGTCGCTAGACCAGTGGCGGTGCGTCTGGAGGAAGGCGAGCACCTCGTCCTCCAAGTCGTCCAAACAAGTCACGTCGGGGTGGCTCGCCATCAGGAGCGAGTTGCGATCAGCCTCGGCGTGGCAGTGGGCTACGAGTTCAGCCACGACCCAAGTGCGGAGCGGCTTGTGCGGAGTAGTGTGCGGCATCAGTTGACCCCCTGAGCGATGAGGACGGGCGCGACGAACTCAGGGTCCTCGGCGTCCTCCGGCATGATGCTGATCTCATTGTCCCACTCTTCGAGGATCTCGTACTCGGTCACGGGCCGGAAGCGATACACCTCGCCGCCGTCGCACGGAAGGACGTGGCAGAGAGTGCCAGCGGGGACCGTGATGTCCGTGTTGTAGACGCAGTGCGTGTAGTCGGCAGCGAGGCGAGCAACCTTAGGCTCAGGCTCAAGGACGAGTTCGGCAGGGCCGAAACACGACTTGCAGTAGGGCTCACCCGTGTCGGTGCAGATGGAGACTTCGGCGCGGCAGCAGGAGGTCTTTGCGATCGTGGAGGTCATCGTTTCGGAGTGGGTAGAAGGTGGAGAGGTGGAGAGGATCAGAGGCCCATGCCGCGCTTGGCTGCGGCTTCGTGCTCGTCGTTCGTGCGAAGGATCTGCTCGGCAGCCTCGGTGGTGATGCCGTACATCGTGGCGACCTTGCCGATCTCGCGGGCGAGCTTGGCGCGGAGGTGGGCCGGGCAGGTGTCCACGATGTTGTTGGTGAGGATCTCGGAGGTGTAGGTGGTGTTGTTCATCGTTTCGTGGGGGTGCTGTCGAGGGCTGATTCCCTCGACACACAGATCATCGGCAATCCAGCTCGGATCCGGTAGCCCTTTTCGGGAAATACGCCCGGAAAAGAATCGACCCCCTTCAGCCCAGGGGAGGACGAAGGGGATTCGGACGTATATACACGGGAGCCGAAATATGCTAGGGCGCCGTCACATCGCCATCACCTCGAGCGTGTACGCGGTGCCCTCGAGGGCCGAACTGCTGCCCTCCATTACCCCGATCCCGAGCCCGCTGCCGAACGCCTGGGCGGCGATTTCCGTCGTCAGCTCAAGGTATCCCGCGCCGCTGTGGTCGCTGGCTCGGAGCCGATACTCGTCCTCGTCGAGCCACTCCGCGAGCGCGAGGCCCACGAATCCCGGCCCGTCGATCCAGAGCCTCACGTTCACCGTCGTCGGAACCTGGGCGTCCAGCCGGAACCAGTCCCGCGTCCCCGGCTGGCCGTTGGCGTTGATGATGTCACCCCCGAGCTCGCCCTCGATCACGACAATCGTGCCTGGCGTCAGCGTGAATGGAACGTGGTCGGGCTCGTCCACGAAGTCGTTCGGCTCGCTCTCGGCCCAGTCAGGAGCGCCGCTAGGGCCTCCGGCGGAAGGATCCGAGTCACCGACCGCGCCGCAGCCGACGAGCGCCCAGAGGGCGCACAGGGCGACGAGGCCGTAGGTGATGGAGAGGGCAAGAGCGTCGGTCCGGTGGTCCGGACCTTGGTGGCTGGAGTGAGTCATCGTTTCGGTAGAAGGTTGGAGCGCGGCACCATCGCTGCGCTGGGGTCTCTGATCGGCGGGGAGGTCCGCGCGACTGGAGGGAATCCGATGGGCGTCCGAGAATCGGGGCACGAAAAAACGCCCCGAGCTAGACCAAGGCTCGGGGCGTTTTAGGGGAGGGGAGGACTGCGATCAGTTCATGCGGGTGACCTTGAACTTTCGAGTCTTCGGAGTCATGTGGAGCTTCCAGCGGCTGCCATCAGCGCGGTCGAGGGTGATGCTCCCGACCGAGGGCCAATCCTTCCGAGTCACGCGGACGCGGGTGAAGTTGGCAGTGGGGCGAGTGCAGCCAGCCACGCTAAGACCAGCAGAGGACGCGTGCAGGGCCATGTCCCGGATGCGATCCCCCCAGACGCTGTGAACTCCGCGCTCGAGGCAGAGGGCGCTCACGTCAGTCCAGGAGAAGCTGCCAGCAGGGAAAAGGGTAGCAAGGTTCATCGTTTCCTTCCTGAGGTTCGAGTTGTAAAGGCGTCGAGCGGCCTTCGCTCGACACACATACCTTCGGCTTTTCGGCTCCTCCCGTCGATCCTTTTCCGGGAAATCCGCCCAGAAATGTTGGAGCCCTTCGGAGTAAAGACCGAACGCGCTCCTGCCGATAGGCTGGACCAGTGGCCCTCGAGGGCCGCGCTGCCGCACTTCTACCCATACCCGACACATGAGACTCATCACCATGCTCCTCGCTCTCCTGGGCCTTGCCCTGCCCGCTGACGCCAGCTCCCGCTCCTACTCGTGGGACGACGCCCTACGCGCCATCCGCGAAGTCGAAACGGGGGGCCTTCCTGATCACGGTCGCGGAGCTGTAGGCGACGGGGGCAAGGCGCTCGGGCCGTTCCAGATCCAGGCGGCCTACTGGCAGGACGCTGCCGATCGGGATCCGCTCGTTGCGGCCCAGAGCCATTCCGTATGCCTCCGCGATCTCGCCTACTCGCGGCAGGTGGTCGGCAGTTATATGCGCCGCTACGCGAAGGCTGAGACCGCACGGCTCCGAGCAGGGAAGGGCACGCTCGCAGACGTGGAGAAG